CTTTGGTGCCATAAAAGGCCTTAATTACCTTTCCCATTTACCTCTTTTATGATTTTAGTTCTGTAAGCCTCTGGTGTCATTTTCTTCAATCTAGCACGTCTTTCTATCTCTTTCTTAATCAAAAGAGACATGTATTGTGCAGGACCTCTGTGCTCCTTACCACATAGAGCTGTCAAAGTTTCATGATCCTCTTTCCTAACTGCAACGGATTTATGTTTTTGTATGTTCATGCTTATCCTTTTTCATTGTTTCTTTTCCCCGTGCATCCTTATAGATCGTGTAAGAATTCTTACCATCAAAATAATAACCATTTATTTTTTTCTTTGGTTTATTTTTTACTATCTCTGCCATTAAAATAGGTCCTGTTGGTTTACCAGTTTTCTTATTAATTGATCGTAAAGGTAAATAACTTTTAACCATTAATTTAAATTCCTTTTAATATCATTAATAGCATCTGCAGGTGTATACCCGTGTCTCTTCTGTATTTCTTTAAGTAAGTTCTCTAACCTTTTGCTGCACTCAACCTGCGATCTTGGTGGAGTATCTTTAATTAAATGTTCCTCAACCATCTCCTCAATGTCTGGAAACTGACAAATAACATCTTTTATCCACTTCAATACTGGGTGATTTTTTGCTTCTAGTTTGTTCATGACAGTCCTATGATCATCATAATCAGTAATGCCGATATCATCCTCGGAAAAGAAGACCACAGCAAGAAAAATAAGACGATTAATATCAAGAAAAGTTTCATTTGCCATTCCTCTTCTTTATCATCTTTTTAGCTATAGTGATATCTATTAAATTATATCCTGTATCGCCCAATTGTAGTGTTAAATCAGCCATAAGCTGCGTTGCGTTCTTAAATTCTGTATTATCTTCAGTTGCATCCTTAGGAACAACATCCATTATTGTTTCACATTTATCTGCTAATTCTTTTATTGAATGCACTAACATTAATTTGTACTCCAAAATCTCATTTTTTGTTTAACTGTATTTAACAATGTGTTGAATAATCTTTCGACATAAGTTTTGTCATCATGTGTTACAGACAATAACTCATTTTGATTATGAAACAGCTTCATTACTTTTGTTCTTCTGTCCAGCTGTACTGTAAAGATGTCTAAGTCAAACATATCGCTCTTTACCTGGGATCCATGATCCGTCGTCGGTGAGTTTTTAATATTTACTGTTTGTTGAGCTACCATCTTTTTCATGTCCCATGTATATATTAATGTCACAGCCATTGTCAATATATTTTTTTACATATAATGTCGAATCATGAAAGTTTATTATATTCTCGTACACATGTGTTTTTCTCCTATGGAAATGCCTATATATGATTGCACGTCTTTTTACTGGCCCCAAGAATTATCTTTAAAAAATTGTGTAGAGATGTTACCAAGTAAGGCAGAAGAAATAGAAAAAAACTTTGAAAAACAAGGGCTAAAAATACTAAAAATGCAAATAAACTGCGTAAAATCTAACTCAATTGCTAGTTGACGTAAGTCCCATGATACCTTATATTATTACATGAAGTCTTATCGAATACAAATCAGACATAAAGGTATGTATTATGATGAGTTAATTAGTGGAAAAGATGAGGAGGATGCATTAAAAAATTTCTTCCTTAAAGGTTTAAAGGGTAACATACAACCCAGAGAACAAGATCCAATTTATACACCGGATCGTCTTTTCTGCACAATTGAGGAGGCTACAAATGGCTTTGGAGCAATTGATAACAAAGAAGCTAGAGTTGGAGTCGAAGTGGGCGTCACAGGCGTTACAGCAGAAGCGAGTAACACCTGAAATGAAGTGGTTGGACATTGAGATAAAAGATATTAAAATAAAACTCAATGAACAAAGTGTAAAAGATGTTCAAGCTGAGCTGCAAACTCAAGCAAACGATATAACAACATAGTTATATCTTAGAATAATTCTAAAAAATCATTAAATTGGTAGGGCTCTTATGCGCTTTAAACTGCTGAACCCCAATCCTTGTTGATTGCAACGTCAACTTTTGACGGTACTTTTAATTCTGGTATACAGTTTTCCATTATTTCACGAATTCTTTCAGAATCTTTCGCTGGTCTTACATTGAAACAAAGTTCATCGTGTATTTGTATAATGGGTAAAAACCCCTCTTTAAAGCAGTCTATCATGGCTTGTTTTACCTGGTCTGCAGCTGACCCTTGTATGAGCCTATTTAAAGCTTTATACGTCCCTGCGCGCTTTATATTGCCTCTACCGTACTTTTGTACAGCTTCTTCCTCACTAACAGCTTTGTATAAACCAAACGAATTAGGTTCCCATTTATTAAATCTACACTTTCTACCTTTAATTGTACGGATCGCACCGTTTTTATCTGCAGATTCCATGCACCTGTTTGCTAATTGTCTGACAAAAGGGACACTTTTATTATACTCTTGTAATAATAATTTGGCTTCGTCGGTTTGAATTCCCAATTCATTGGAAAGTTTCCTTGCGCCCATGCCGTAAAATATGCCCAGGTTGATGGTTTTCGCTTGTGATCTTGGGATCTGCGCCATGTCGGCGACTGTTTGGTGGAAATCTGCGTTTTCTTTTTCATATGCCTCTATCAGTTTATCAGAACCAGGAAAACCAATCGATGATGCATAGTGCACTACGAGTCTTGGTTCTTGTTGACTATAATCAAACGATCCCCATTGTAGACCAGATTCTGGTTTAAATAAAGACCGTATACGAGTGCCTAATTCCTTATTTCTAGCAGGCACTTGCTGTAAATTTGGGTTTGCGTAACTTAATCTTCCAGATACGGTTCCCCCACCATCACCTCTTAGTTGATGAATTTCTGAATGTATTCTACCATTATGTTGAAACTTTAAAATAGAATCAATAAATGTTGCATGAAATTTGTGTACTTCTCTAGCCTCTCTTATTAATTTTGCAATAGGTGCTTCACAATTTAATAACCAATTAGCGGTAAATGATGGCTCTTTAGTTTTTTCTGTTAAAGGATATTTAATACCTAACTTATCAAAGGCTTTTGCTATCGACCTAGCAGCAAAGATGTCAACTGGTAGACCAGATTCTTTTGTAATTTTATCTAAAATCTTAACCTCTTTTTTTACAAATTCATCTTTTAATTTTTCTGCTTCATTTAAATTTACTTTTACTCCTGTGGCTCTCATGTTTAACAGCACAGGGAATAATTCTGTTTCTAAATTGAATACTGATTGTATTTCTTGTCTAAATATTTCTGTTTTAAGGTACTGCCAAAGTTTTAATGTTAATACTGCATCTTGCTCTGCGTAAAAACCTACAAATTTAGCGGGTAATTTATACAATTCTTGTTTTGCATCAATGCCCCATTCACTTGCTGCCTCTTTCAATTCTTGTTCTGATTTAGTTTCTCCTAACCAGTCATAGCCTAAAGCATTTAAACTATAAGAAAATCTATTTTCATCTACTAATGCAGATGCTACCATAGTATCAACAATACGACCTGATATTTTTATTCCATGAGCTCTCAACCAGCCAACATCATATGATGCATTATGAAATATTTTATCACCAGGACCTGAAACAATTTCTTGCACCCAATCCATAACAATTTTGTAATCCATGTTGGAACCATTTTCATGTGCTATTGGAAAATAACCTGCAAAACCATCAGTTGCTACAGCTACACCTACAATGTTACCGTCCATGGTCGGCCATCCAGGGCCTTTAGTTTTTATGTTTGGATCCTTTGTTTCTAAATCAATAGCAATTTCTTTTGCATCTTTTATGTTAGGAAAATGTGATGGAGTCTTCCAATCAGACTCTTTAAAAGTAAAATTTATCTGATGACTCATTGAAATGATTTTAATATTTTCAATTTTTCTTCTGCTTGTGCAATTTTATCAATTTGTTTATCAACTTCTTCAATATGTTGTGGATGCTCACCTATGCCTACTGAGTTCTCAAGATAAATTTTTACTGTGGCTTCACCTGAAGATATTTCAGCTTCATACTTTTTTTCTAATGCTTCTAATATTATTCTTTTAATGCTCATTCTAAATCGTCAAACCTTGTGGGCTCCTTTTTTTCTTTTATAACACTATTTATAATAAAATATGCAATAATTGCACCAATAAAAAGGCATCCAATACCAAATAAAAACATACCTGTGCCGTAATAAATGTTCATATTAATAACCCAATCACCATTCCAACTATAAAACTACTTAAAACCAACACAATTTCAAATCGCCAATAAAGACTCCATGCAGATAATTCTTTTTTTATTTTAGATAATTTACTCATTTGTAATTAAATGCCTTACAATTGTTGAATATGGATTTAGATCTATGTCTTTTACACACCCAGTCAGGGTCATAACAATACCAATTATAAATACAAGTCGGATCATATCTCATTTTTTTCTTTTTAAGTCTCTCAATATTTTTTTTTCTAATTCACAATAATGTATTATTTTATCTATGTCTTGTTCACCACCTTTCTTCAAATATCTCATAGCATACTTTATCACATTTGATTGAAAAGTATTTAAATTATTCAGCCTCATAAATTCATATGGTTGTATATGAAATTTTGTATAATGATTTCCGCCTACCTGAGTATGCTGTGGAAAAACACTTTCCATTAGTTCTTTATTGGTCATACGCCACACATCCCTTCACATTCTATGTTAAACAAATCAAGTTGATCATCCTCAACTTTGAACTTCACGTCTTTCAAAGGCACACAGGATCTATGAATAAATAAGTTATCTTTTACTTTGTCATTACCTTTTCTTATTTGCTCATCTACTTCACATGCATCTTTGAATTCTTCTGGTCTTTGTGTTTTCATTTCATGCCAAAACTTATCATCATGAAATGGACATCCAATACAAGCTGACTTGGCTGGTGTCCTGTAATCTTTGCCCTTGTACCAATCTAAACAATCTTGCCTTGACATTTTCTTTTCTATCAAAGGCCATCTATTCTTTTGCCACCAATCTCTTGACGGTTTCATTCTCATAATTTCATCTGTTGAGATCCCAATCCAAGTTTCTATATGCTCGCCCTTTGGAAACTTAGCATGTTTTTTTAAGCCAACTAATTGTCTGCTTTTTCTAGCTATTGGGGTTATCTTATATTCTCTTGTGCATTGTCTTCTTAACATACCTTTTTTATTTGAGTCAGGATTTTTTGTGAAGAAAGGTGCTGATGCAAATCTATTACCAGTTTCTGACATAGCTTTCATGATATCATCTCTTATAGAAGTGCCTTTACCTACAGTATAAACAGGATAAGATACTTGTGTCTTTAACCACTTAAGATGTTCTATTACCGGTGTTGGTTCCCAACCTGTATCTGCAAAGATTGCAGCATCTGGCTTCACACCAAATTCACCTTCTTCTGCCATAAGAGCCATTGTACTTGACTGGACTCCTGCGCCCAACGACAATATTCTTAACAAGGGTTCAGACATTTATTCTCCTATCTACAATTACTATCATTAAAGGTCTTAAATAACCAGTTCTAGGTTCTTCATCATCATCTGTATTAAATTTATATCCAAATTGACCTGGAGCCTTTTTTATAAATCGTATTTCAACATTTTTTTTGTTCCAAAAATAATCATGAAAGTAATGAGCGTTAGTTGAAGCAGGTAATAAAAAAACTGTCAAACAATTACTTTCAAAAGCCTTTTTTACAAATTTAGGTATATGTATATCATACATTGGATGACAATAAACAATTTCCCCATCCCAATTTTGTTCTAAAGCTGAATTTTCTTTTGTCCAATATTTTTCACATAGATGATTTTTATCACTTGCGCATGCGTCTACTGTAAAATTAAACTCTTTTACAAGATCTTTCCATATTACTTTCGGTGTCCTGATATACTGCATTTTTAATTTTTTACTTTTTGTTAAAAGGTTAAAATGCTGATAATCTTTCATATAGTTTTCATCCTTTTTGTTTCACTTAACATTCGTGCAAGCGGAAAGAAATATTCACTTGGACTTCGCAGTATATGTATTTGTTTTCTAGCTCTAGTGCTACCTACGTACCACACTCTGTATTCTGAGCTTCTTTCTAATCCTATTTTATTTTGTATAGATGCAACCCAATTGCTTTTTTCATATAAAACTACGTGATCAGCTTCTCCACCCTTAATTGAATGTATTGTATCAACCACCATCTCTGAATTTTTAACAACATCTATGCCAGATTCAATAAGTTTTTCAAAATAAAATTTTTCTTTTTCTGAAAAATTACGATTAAATACGTTTGTCCAATGCTCCTTTTGTGCACCTAGTCCTCCCCAAACTGTAAGATAATCATAATCCATTTCACTATTGTCAGCTATGTTGTACCAACGCTTAGACTCAATAGATCTAAATCCAAAACCTATTTCATTTATGTATGTGTAAATTATTGACACTTTATCTTTCATAATTTTGTCACCACGCATTAACGCTGACCAGGCTTGTATTGCATTCCATTTGTTAAGATCGAAAGACTTTCTACCTTTTGAATCTTGAAAGAATAAACCCATTTCTCTAGCTTTGAATCTAAGTTCGTCTACGATATCGTTTGTTCTACCCAACATCATCCATGTTCCGTCGGCCGTGAATGGTATGTCTTTGATGTTGTTGTATGTTGTAATCATGCCTTTGTATTGTTGTGGAACAAACTCTTTATGTTTTCTACCTTGTATGTAACTTGCAATATATTGTGAGTAATCATGTATCGCAGCTGGTATACGATAAGACTTTTTTAATATATAATCTCGCCCTGGAAATTCGTTGAAATAATCAACGTTGGCTCCATTCCACTCATAAATAGCTTGATCATCATCTCCTGCAAGAAATACTTTGTCTGAGTGTTTTGCGAGTTTGTATATTAGTTTCCATTGTAGCGGAGTTAAATCCTGGGCTTCGTCGACAATCAACGTTTTAAGTTTTGGCGGTTTACCTTTTTCTAAATATTCTTCAATCATATCTGTAAAATCCACACGGTGATCAACCTTAAACTCTTCGTAAGCTTCTATGATTAATCTAAATTTAGCATGCACAACTCTTTTTATTTTTTCATCTTTGTATACATCATCAGGATGCATTAACATGTTTCGTGCTTTGTCGTAAATTCTAAGTGACCAATCGTTCCATACTCGTTGGCCATTGTATTTTTCAAATTGTAATTTAGGTAATCCTAATACTTGTGCAAACTCAACCATGTCTACTTCAGGATCTATGACAGGTTTTGTTTTAAAGTTTTGTCTGCAAAAACTATGTATAGTTCTAAAATTTTTTAAATCTTCCTCACTAATATCTGTAAATTTATTAGCTGCTCTTTGCTTGGCTTCGTTTACAGCTTTATTTGTAAAAGACAAATAAGCTATTTGATATGGTTTGATACCTCTTGCAAACAATCTATCAAGTTTGTTCAACAACGTCGTAGTCTTGCCAGTGCCTGGAGGACCATATATTTTAATTGTTTTCTGTTTTAACATTATCGTCAAACTCCGCAGCTTTTCGTTTAAATAAATTATTGGATCTTTCTATCACAGGTTCAATAAATTTGTTACAATACCAAACATTTTTTATTTTAATTTTATCATAATATTCTTTTTTTATAGCACCATTCTTTTTTAAAAAATTAATTAACTCAAATTTTTTGATTGTTTTGTTTGACTTACGTATAAATCTTTCAAAGGTTTTGTATTTAAATACGACTTTATCATCAAACAAATACCACATGTCTGCTTCAATTTGAGATGCATTATCTGCTTGTTGTGTTTCTTGTGTAAATTGGATCATCATATCTTTAAATTCTTCTTGTGCTTCTGTATCTTCGTCGTAGCCCTCTACATCTTGTTGCATAGATTTTAGTTGCATTAAAAATATTCTAAAATCTTTATCTTTTAATTTTTGCCATACAATATCTGCTTGATCAAACAAAGCTTCTGCAAACAATTGTTGTTGGTTACATGCTTTACCAGTTAGCTCTACAGTTTTCTTTTCGATAGTTAAAAAATAAATAGGTGGACTTGTTTTAAGTCTTTGAAAGCTGTCAACTTTAGGAACGTACGCAGCACTGTCGATACCAAAGTCTAATGTTTTGCATA